CGGAAATCATATCTTTTAAGAACTGTTTCGTTCCTGTCTAATTGCTCTACCGTAAGGTCTGCTTGATAATCAACTGGGTTAACTAACCCAGTATTAGCAGAATGAGCATTGATTCCGTTTACCCATCGCTCCATAGAATCTCTTACAACAAAACCAGTGTCATTTAAAATGGTCACTGTCCAGTTGTCAAAGGTTCTGTCTCCTGCCATTTTGAGAATACGTCCTCTAAAAGGAACCTCAATAACGCCAGTTGAAGCGGCAGGTAACTGAGCAGTACGGCAAAGGAAAGATGTCAATTCGACATCTCCCCCTGCGTATACTGGGAAGTTAAGTGTAACCTTAAATAGATTAGCACGTGCGCCTCCACCAGTCAGTTTTGATTTAAAGTCATCGACTCCTAAAATTGCCATCTAGACTCTCCTTATACTACGCCAACTACTTCTTCAAACTCTACTCCCGTTCTAACCGCAACGAAGTTCAACGTTACGAAGTTAATAGAACGTGCAGGTTTGATGAAGATGCTTGCAACGAAACGGTTTGAATCGATCACAGCAGCAGTGTTGTTTGTTTCATCACACACAACCCTGAAGTCTGTAATCCCCCTTCTTCCTTGAATCTCACGTAAGAACGGTTCGACGATACCAACAAACTCTGATCGAGTAAACTCGTCGTTAAACTCAAACAAAACATTTTCTGATGCTTGTTTGATTGCTCTTTCGATAGTAAGGAAAAGTCTTCGTACATTGATACGATCAAATGCGCTGGGACGCGACTCTTTGGTCTTGTCTCCGTATAGAAGAATCCCCTGTCCGGGAAGATTTACGATTGGGTTGATGCCTACTTTATACAAGGTATCCCTTGCTGCTCTGTCAGCATTCCAACCCAATGATGTTACTCCGAAATAAAGTCCTCGTCTCTGACCCGCAGGAGAGAACCAAGGTGCAGCAACTTGGTCAGTAAGTGCCATCAATCCTGCAGTAGAACTAGCAGCAGGAATAAACACATACTTATCGTTATACTTGTCATATACTTTTAAGAAGTTATTATCACAGATCAAGTATGAAGATGCTACATAGTTCAGTCCAGTAATTGCTGTAATAATTTCAGAAGTATTAGACTGATTGAACACCGCATCTCTGCTAGGAGATGCTATCGCAACACAATCTTTTCTTTGTGTTGCAGCGATACCAGCAACATAATCTACTACCGTTTTATGGTCAACATCATTTACCATACTTGGGCAAATTAGTAAATCAACCGTGATGTTTTCAGGATCGTTAAACGTATCCCATCCGGTTTGATAATCTCCTGTGTCTAGTGCAGGAGATGCTACACCATTTGCCAATGTTAGGTTTCCGTTAGCAATACCGGAAGTAAAAGTAGTATCTCTCGCACTACCTAATTCAGTAAGTTCTGAGATATCTGTTACCCAAACATAATTTGACCTAGCATTGATAACGTCTACCAGATAGTTATTACTACCATCTGCTGTTAATGCTCCGTCAATTTGAGAAACATAGGGAAACTTTTCTAGGACAGTTCCCGGAGTACCTGTGAAAGTACCTTCCATATCAACAATAGCAACGTGCACTTCATCGTCTGCTCCACCATACTTTGCTGCATATGATGAAGTTCCGGGTTTACCATCAAACTCTGCTGTTAGATCAACAGCGGGGTCTGCGATACTCCACGATGCAAAGTTAGCACTATCTGCACAGAATGCAAGACTTAAACTGTCACCAGCAGTTCCGGGATATTTTGCAATAACCTCGAATGCACCCAGACCAGATTCTTGTGACTCAAAGTCTGCTCTGTTTTTTACCATCTGGGTAGGAGTTCCTGTGTGTACAGAATTCCTTGCAGCGGCGTCTGCGGCTCTAGTCACATACATTGCGCCAGAATATTTTAAGACGTAAGATGCTGATAGAAAATCAATAGCAGCACTATCACTGCTAAGAGAGGGAGAACCAAACGCTTCTACCAATCCTGCCTCGTTAGAGACTAAAACGGGTTGTTCTACTGGTCCCCAATTAAAGTCTCCTACAAAAGCACCCGTAGAGGTATCGACTGCGGGAACTACTCCCGAAAGATCGATCTCTTTGACTGTAATGTTGGGAGACGCGAATTGATTAGCCATAATCGTGTCCTTTTTTTCGTTTACCTATGATAAGAAAAC